AATACCTTCGGTGTATCTAGCACTTCCATCGTAATTGAAAGAATCAAAATTAATGATAGAAACTATAAATTTAGAAAGTATTTTTCCACCATTTATACTGGCAGTATATTCTCTTCTTGAACCAAAAGCAGTAGATGGGTTGTGTGTTACTGTTATATTAGCACCAATACCTTTTGATTTACTATCTTCAAAAAACTCTACCGCAGAACCATCCTTTGTTGTTAAAAAAATCTTTAAAGGACTTTGTTCTAATGGTGGAACATATGGTATGATTGGTATTACAGGATTTGGCGTTGCAGAAATTGGATTTCCTCCTCCACCTCCGCTACCATCAAATGACGCCTGAAATGCAGCTGAATCGTTCATTGGTGAGTTACCACTTTCATTATACCCTATCTCTCTCGGTGCTGACATTAATTATTATGTTGTTTTAATATAAATATGGTATTATCCAAAATCTCTACCTGTTATATCGGCATCCAAATCTTCAAATCCTCTAGTATCAAATCCGTTGTAATAGTTGGTTGTCCCATCTAACCCAACAGGTATATATTTAGTAGAAACACCTCCACCCATAAACGGTTGTTCTATAACCGGCTCAGGTTCTACATTTGGTGGTGCAACTTTTACAGGTGGAGTTTTGGGTTCTTGTACCTGTACTTTTTCTATTGGTTTTTTAATAATTGGAGTTATTGGTGGGTCTACTGCAACTGGTACTTCTATAACGGTTGTAATTGGTGGTAAAAGTTGAGTTCCACTTATTGTAGCAGCTGCTGCACCAGGAGAATATACATTCCTTTTAATATCAACTCGCGTTGAGAATGAATCTAAATTATCTTGTATTTGTTTTCTTAATTCAACTATACCAAATTCTTTTGGAATCTGTGTATAATTTACGCTTCTTCTTTTTAATGATTTTATATTAAATGCAATACAGTTATTTAATATATTTTGTATTTCATTTAATAATGATGCAAATGGATATTGCTCACAATCATCAAATCGTATTTCAGATGCTGCTCCAAAATTAGATTGCGATACATCGTAATATCTGTTATTTACCCAATTCTTTACACTATCTCTAAAATTTTCAAATACTCTTTTATTGAAAGCATCTAAATCTCTTAAACCAAAATCTTTTCTAACCGTTGCTCTAAAATCGTTTCCAAATTTAGCAACCAAAGCATCATCTATTGTAGTTAAAAAATTAAATTCGAATGAATCTAATAAATCTAATATATTTTTCTTATAGTATTTAAAATCCTTTGTAAGATTATCTAAATTTTTAAATTCTGTATTTACAATTCCATTTATATTATTATCTTTTGTTTTTAAAGGAACAACTCTAATCTCTTCTCTCGATGGAGATATTTCTTGTATCCAAACTCTCTGTAATTCATTATCTGAACCAACTCTCTGACGGACAAAGTTTATATTCAATTTAAGAACACCATTTGTAAAACCCAAATCGTTTAATAACTTCTCAGCATCAATAGCAATTTCTTTCTGGCCTCCTTTGTTCACCATTGAGTGCAAATAATTACCTATATGTTGGTATTTAACATGCTCAACATTTTTACCACTTTTATGAGGCAATAAGTTATTGTTTATATCATATACAGATACTTCCATTACATCATACTTACAATCACCAAAATCAGTATCTTCTATTTCGTTTTTGGATACAATAAACAAGTCTTCCGATTGTAGGTATTTACCTTCATTCGTAGTTTTTGCATTTACTGCATCAAAATTTGTATATTTTTTAATTGCCATATTCTATTAACGATTCATAGTTTTTTCAAAATTAGCAGGATAATCTTTTGATTGAGTAGTTCCATCTGCTTTTGTTATAGTTAATTTCAATGTACCTTTATATTCCGCACTATTTGTCCAACCTATTCCCCAAAATCCACTAGTAGAATCAACACCACGTGGAACTGCGTTTGCATTTATACCAAAATTAATTTCATCACTTGCACCCCCTGCTAATTCAAAATTGTTTTTAGGTATAACTAACCAATTCCAACCATTTGCAGATTTAAATACCATTTCTATTTTAACTGGTAACTTATCGTTATTTGTCAATTTAAGTGTTCCATTTAAATACCAACCACTTCCATATGTATCTGCAAATACTTTTGCAAATAAACCGTTTGATTGACTAGTCCATTTTTTTTCACCTTCGAATTTAGCAGTAACTGCATTTACAAACGCATCTGCACCTACTGCTGCCGCATTTGCCGCAGTTGATTGTTGAATTGCTTGTTGTTGTTGAACTGCTCCTAATTGAGATTGTAAACCTTCAATGATTGCGTTTAATGAATCTATTTGTTTGATTAACGCATTTATCTGTGCTTTGAAACCTGTATTTTGTGCTTGTAAAGATGCTCTTAAAATAGATTCATCAACAGATTTTTGAACTGCGTTCTGTATCTGTGTTGAAAAATCACCAACCACTTTTATAAGTGATTCGGTTTGATTTACAAGAGCATCGTTTGTTTGCTCTATGTTTAATCTATTATTTATTTGAGTTTCAACTTCTGATTTTAATGTAGTAACTTGTCCACTCAAATCGGTTACCTCTATATTTAAATCAGCAACTTGCTTTCTTAAATCTTCATTTATTGTAACTTGCTCTGTATATAATGGTTTTGGAACTAAATCTAAATTAGGAATTGGTATGTTTGGTTTTAATTCTTTAACCACAACATCAACTGCTTTGACCAATTCTACATCATCTTGTTTTACTTTGGTTAATGGTTTAAATATTAAAGATGATGCAATATTTTGCTCATCTACAATTGTTACTCCATAATTGTTTTTTGAAATAGCAGAAGAACCAGATATACTTAAAATAGATTCTAAATCTACTTTTCTTTTATCTGCTAACTTTTCTGCAATTGCTTCTAATGATGTCATTATATTATTTCAAATTTTAATTTATCATCTATTATAGTAGAAATACCACCTTCAACTATTTTTAATTTTAGTAAGTATGTTCTGTTTATAGGTAATGTTGATAAATCCATTATAAAGTAATTCGAAGTTGAATCACAACTAACCTTTGTATAATTTCCAAATGGGAATATAATTTCTTGCGTAGTATAATCCTCTAACTGATAATATGTTGTTGTTGGTAAATATTTAGATTGGTCGTATGAGAATGTAGTACTGAATGTTTTAGATGGATACTTATCTCTACCTTTAACTCTTACCTTTACTTTTGTATTTGCTTCGTATTGTGTTTTTAAATTTGTAACAACAACTTTATACCCATCTTCTGCTGAACCTGTAACAGGTGCTAAACTACCTGTAACGATAGAACTATCATCCCATACAATTTCTAATTTGGGTTGGTATATTGTATTAGTTTCTTTTGAAAAGAATTTAAGAACACCGTAATCTAATGAAGAACTTTCTGCATCTAAACTATGATGAATAACCAAGCCATTATTAGAAACTGAACCACTTAACCATATATTTACCATATTGGTTACATCCATTCTAACATCATCACTTTCATAATTAAATGATTGGGATGCAGAACCACTTAAATACCATACACCACCTTCAGCATTTGCTGAACCCGTTGTTGCATTACTGCCAGTAGGATAAACCGCAGTTCCTCCTGTTGTATCATATCCAACCCACTTTGTTTCACCATCTCTATATTTCCAACTAACACCATCCGATGTTATATTATCAAATTTAGTACCAGTTCCCATACTCCAACTTGAAGAAAGAGCATTTGCATAGATTGTATATTGTAAAGGAATTTCTTCAGAGTTAGCTGCTTTTAAATTTAAATATGCTCTCCACCCACTACCCGTTTCCAAAGTAGATACATCAAATTTTATTAAGGTTCTATAAATATCTTTCATAGTTCCATAATATAATTTACCAACCTCTAATATCTCATCTCTACCCGCATTCTGGTCTGGTTGTTGTAAGTAGATACTCGCATCGTATGATGATGTATAAAATTTATGCATTATATAGCCCTCCCTTTAATGTCTTTATTTGGATATTTAACTTCAAAAACGCAAGGGTCTAAAGATGGATATACAATCTTACCTTTGGTTGCTTGCTCTATATTGTAACTATGATTTGAGTAATTATCTGTGCAACATAGATTAGAAATCTTTACAGATGGAACACTCATTACACCTTCTACATTTGCCAATATCAATTCTATTTCTGAAATGTTTATTGATTTGTTGAATGTCCAATTATCTATATTAAAGTAACTTTGTAATGCTACTAAACAATTAGCAAGAACTTCTCTTTTATTATAGTTTGAATAACAAATAACTTCAAAATCGCAACCAATGTTTATTACAAAACCATCGATTATATTTACACCATCGGTTAGCATTCTATACTCACCTAAATAAGTTTTAAGATTTTGTTTGATTGCATTATTTAAGTTTGAAAGATTCTTATTTACATCATAACCCAATACATACATATTGATAGCAAATGGATTATTAACCTCTGCTATTGATGTTTTCTTTTGTGTAAGATATTTAACTAATTCTTTTTGAATATCATTTTTTGGTTTATCTTTTAATCCTTCAACTATTGCAACAAACTCTGTTATGTTTTTTGAATTTGCAAGAATAGATGATGGGGAATTATTATCAATTTCCCCATCAGGTGAAACATAAACCTTTGCAACACTACCATATCTTTCTGGCATACTCAATGCTCTTACAATATAATCTTGTCTAGTTACTGCTCTGTTTTGAGAACCAAATGTTGCTAATGCATTCTGTCTTATTTCTTCAATTGATTCACTACCTCTTCCACCAATAGCAGGTTCTAAGTTCTCAACTGCTATTGTTGATTTAGTATCATTATATGAATTTAATAAATCAGCCGGAATAGATAAAAGGTCTTCTTCAAATTCCACTCTTCTAATTGTAGTTAAATCACCACTATTTACATTTGATGTGATGCCACCACCAACTAAATATTTTACAATCAAAGATGTGTTTATAGGTGCTATACCAAATGTATTTGTTTTTAAGAAATTGGATGGGTCAATACCTTGATTTAATCGTTGAACCGAATTAGCTAATCCCAATCCTACATTTTTTGTATTTGGTAATATTTGCTCATCGTTTAATCTCGTATCACCACTACCAAATTGTAAATCTACTGTATTATCAGAGTTTATCTTTACAGAAAATCTATAAGGAACGGTTTTTACTTCTAATATATACGGAACTGTATTTGAATATTCAGATAATTCAGAATTATAATCCGTATTAGATTGCTCAACAAATATACTTTCTTGTGCCAAATATGGAACTTCATAATAAACATTTCCATTATTATCACTAACAGATGATATACCAATAATATTAGTATCAGTTAAAGTTCCAGTTGGGTAATCCGTATCATCACCAAATGAAATTGATGTTGATACTTCTTTTGCAGAAATTGCTTTTACAGTTTTAGTTACTAAATACCTAGTTGGTGCTCCTGTTTGTGTATCTCTTTCGTAAACTTCTATATCTCTATTTGTAGTATTTGCAAAATCAACAGTATCAACTGTTCTAAAAATAATGTTTGAATTGGATGTTGATTCAACTTCCATTCCATCTTTTATTTTAAAAAGGTATCTCTCATCTGGTGCATTTAGACTACCACTATTAATTGATGGTACTATTTGATATACGGTTAAGGTTGTAACCGCAGGTGATGTTACCTTTGGTTTGTATCCCATATTTTGTGCCAATGCCATCACATTCTTCTTTTCGGAAGCATATGATAATATAGATTCTTTTAATTGTGTATCTTGATAAAATGAAAGTATATCTCCAATTGCAGCTGCTTGCTCAACAAACACCATACCAGGTGATGCTTCATTAAAATCTGAATATGTGTTTGGGAAATATGTTTTAGTGTAATCAATAAGGTTTTGCTTTAATGCAGCAAAATCTTTACCAACATAATTTATGTTTTTGTTATTACTTCCAAAATTCTTATCCAACGGTTTGATTGCCATTATTAGTTATTTACAGTTATTTGTATTGATTCGGATAGATTCTTATTTGAAACTAATGAAAATTTAATATCCAAAGCTATTCTATTATTATCTATATCATTTTCATCGTAATCAAATACGATAGTATCTATATTTAAATATGGTAACCAGATAGATACTGCATCTAATATTGAAGTTTCTATACTTGTTTCTATTACATTACCATCCATTTGCTCAAATAACACTCTCCAAACATCACACCCAAATTCAGGTTGCATTAATCTTTCACCTTTTCTAGTTAAGATAAGATTTTTAAGATTATCCTTTGCTTGTGTAAGTGTAGTATAATTGACAGCAAAAATACCATTAGAATTGGAAGTGCCATTTATCCCAATACCTAATACTTTGTAATCATTTTCCGCTAAATCTACTACATTTACCTTACCAAGCTCTATTGCCATTATTTAAATCTTTTAACTAATTCTGAATAATCTCTTGTTAATGCTTTCATTGTTGCATCTTGTAAATCATCACCAGTTGATTCGAATTGTTGTGGCATACTTTGTGGAACACCTGCTCCACTAAAATCCATAGTTTCCCAACCATCTTCTTCAACACTCATCTGTGGTTGTATCATATCTAATACACTCCCACCACCTTGTCCACCTTCTACTCTTTGTGCAGCACTAAATGGAGTTGTCATATTAAGAATTTCGTTTATTGCGGCATTCTTTGTATATTCTTTTTGAGGTCTTTGTTGTGTTGGAACTACTGTCTGCTTTCTAATAGGAGCAGTAGTATTTACCTCCGTTAATTCTGCTAACGATGGTGTTGATTTCTTTTGTGAGTTTAATGTAACTACACCAGATTTGATAAGTTTAACAAGTTCTTCTTTAACTTGTTGTTTAACTTCGTTTTTTACAACCTCTTTGATAAGGGTTACTAAAATGTCTGATTTCATAAAAAAATTGTTTGTTTAGTAATAAATATAATAACTTAAAATTTACCCAATAACATTATATCCTGACCATACTAATATTGCAGGTGCGGGTGGTGCGGGTGGTGGATATTGTGCAATAATATTCATACTTCCACCCGTTCCCATTAAATGCACCTTTGCCAAATTTACAAATGGGTCTATCAATATCATTGATGATGGTTTAAATTCAAATGATGGTAAAGTATAAAATGTATTTGGAATATCAGGTATTTTATCTTTAATCATATCAAATGCCATAGAAGCCAATTCTTCTTTTGTTGGTAAAGCATCTTCA